TGCCGTCCGAAGTAAAGACGTACCAGAGCGGATCGCACTGATTCGGCTTACGTTCTACACAGCTGTAATTCGCCCAAGCTTTACCAGTTTTAGCCGAAGTACCTTCACGCCAGACGCGATGTCCATGGCTGCACTGTGGAGCTTCTGCAATTAGTTCTCCGCCAAGCTGCTTCTTAATCTCGTCCATCGATGAACCAAGGCTAGGGATTCCGCTCTGCTCGGCTTCTTCTGCCGTCTTATAGCTTGGCACTTCGCCGAACTTCTGCGTCCAAGGATCGTAATCGTCGGCCGTTGAGTTAGCTACCTTCGCGCTTATTGTCTCGACCTTCTCCATGTCCTGACGCGTGGGGCGTTTGTCTGCTCCCAGTAAAAGTCCGATACAGCGGCCGATTGCGGACGTGGTCGTATCTTCTACAAAAAATCGCTTCATTTGGACGTTGTAAGTCGCTACGTTACCGAATGCGTAATCTGTAGCTGACGGATAAAGATCCTCGTATTCGCGGAAGATCTGAGCTTGGATAAGGACGTAACCCTTTTCGGCGTTAAAGTCCACGATGTTCGTCTGGATTCTAGCTGTAGGGTGAGTAATCCATAGTCGAGCAATACGAGCTGCGACGTCTTCGTAATTATCTAAGAAGCTCATTACTTCACTTCCTTGATGTCGCTTGGAAGTGTGTAAAACTCTCGCGCCACATTGACCGCATGACGTGAGATAGCACGACCGCGCTTAAAGCCTTCACGCTGGCCTTCTCTGTAACCGACTGAGTAGCTCATAGCAGCCCATAAAACCGCAGCTATAGACATAGCCACGACGATTCCTAATTCATTCATTACTTGCTCCCGATACTGGGAGCGACGTTCGCGCTCCCTATGTAAAGAGTGAAGCAAGAACGCGCTTAGGTCAAGATTCCCGCGTGTTTATCGGCGTGTCGATTGGTGGTTTCGGCTTGGACTTTAATCCGTTACCAGCTAAAACTCCGCCAAGCGATCCAGTTAAGAAGATCGCCAAGGTCTTTAGTAGATCGATGAAAGCCGCATCGTTAGGAGCTTGATTACCTATCGGCTGAGTAACGAAGATAAGAGCATAAGTTATGCCCAGAGTTACAATTAAAAACACGAACGCCAGGGTCGTTCCGATGATAAGAATAAGCTGCGCGTGGACTTCTTCTGGACTACGGCGTCGCGCTGGTCTCATGTGATACGTCTCCAAGGACGTCTCTAGTACACGTTCCAGTCGGGACGCACTGCGGCGGCTGGCATTCTGGCTTCGACCAGTTTTCGAACTCTTGGCATTCATAGCGAATCCAACCCTGATAACCGCAAGCGGACAGCCCCAAAATCAACCCAGATAAAAGAGCTGCCGCCGCGATTCTCCGAGTCACTTCCCCGTAGACCCGAAAGCTGTGTCTTTAGGATTAAGCCAGCGTAGAACGACAGGCAGAACAGCGGCCGCGCCAGCTGTAAGAATCGCCTTAGGATCATGCACTCCCGCCAAGTAAACTGCAATAGACGCAGCTAAGAAGCTACGCGCCCAGCTTGCGAGTAACGCTTTTAAGCTTTCCATCTTTTTTCTCCTTAATCTTCGGCTTTGCTGCCGATTGAGTAGGTACTTCGACGATCGGATAATCGCCAGCATAGGCGACGAACTTAGGTCGTCCGAAGCCTACGACTTCTTTACCGCTCCCGAATGCCCGCTCTTTAATCATGACCATTCCGCCGTTACGTTGGTCGCCAGTTCCCGAAGTGTTTCCTTCAATGGTGATAACAGTCTTCGCCTTAACGCCTACGACTATTCCGATGTGGCTAATACGGTCGACGCCATCATGCGGAAAGTCCATAAATGCAAGATCGCCGATCTTAGGCTCTGTATCTACCCAGCGACTTACTTCTTTAAGCTTGTGCGCTCCCGCAGCTGTTGAGACCATCGATGGAAGCTTTACGCCCGCAGTGTGGAAACACCAGTTCACGAAAGAACCGCACCAAGGTAGCCCATCAGCCTTAGTGAACTTTCCGTACTTCGTAAGGTTATCGCCCTCTTCGATCGTTCCGACTTCTTTAAGAGCTACTTCTACGACGGCCGCAGCTGTTCCGATTGGATAAGTCATGGCGTAACTTCCTGATTTGGAATGATTAGACTTTCACTACTAAACGTTCCGTCGATGTATTTATCTCCAAGTCCATAAGCTTCGGGACATAAAATAGCCGTAGGATAATTTTCTTCTACGAACTCTTTATCTGCGACTATGACGTTAACGATAAAATCGTTTTCAATTATTGCGTATCTCATGATAGGTAAGTGATCCTAACTAATCCATCGCCACCATTACCGCCGGCGGCTGTTGTTGTTGTTGTATGTGAACCAGCCCCACCGCCACCGCCGCCGCTATTTGCGACTGCAGCTGAGCCAGCAACCGCCCCGTTAGCCGTAACCCTTGCTCCATCTCCGCCGCCGTTTGATCCAGAAGCGATCGGAGCTGTAGTTATTGCAGCTGTTCCATGAACTATCGCGCCACCGCCGCCGCCGCCGTAACCATCGATACCATAACTTCCAGTGGAGAAGTAATACTCGGAAGCCGAGCTACCTCGACCCATAGAACCTTCTACGCTTGCTGAGTTTAATCCGCCGTAACCTGTCGCCGATAATGTCATGTTTGCGGTCGCTGCCCCACCGCCACCGCCAGCGCAGACGTTGATAGACCCACCGTTAAGGGCTGCCCCACCGCCACCAGCTGTAACCGCTTTAGTGGGAATAGCATCGTCGCCCAAGCTATTCCAGCCATTACCGCCTCTGCCACCTAAAGATCTGACTAAAGTAGTTCCGCTTAAAACCACTTCACTAAAGCCGCCATTTGTTCCAGCTGCGCCAGCTGCTCCAGTTCCTTTAGCTCCTACTGTGATCGTATAAGTCGAATTAGGAACGGTCGCGATTGTAATTTTTTTAACTCCACCGCCACCGCCGCCGCTGGCTGCTAGATACCTCGCTGTAGTTCCGTACCCGACTCCACCACCACCACCGCCAGCTCCGACGACTAAAAACTCCGCCGAATAAACGCCGCTAGGACAGACCCAAGTACCCGAAGATGTAAAAACTTGAGATCGTTGTATAGGGCCAGCTGGATAAACGTTAACCGCCATTAGGAGATCTCCGTTCCGAATGCTGAGAATGAAAGACTTGTCGATGAAGCATAAACTCGAACTACGTCGGCAGCTCCTAAAGAGATTCCCAGAGTTAGAGTTACGAATCCATTACCTCGGATCGCTGAATCGTAGGCGATGTATTCTTTAGCACTTAAAGCCGCTCCGTTAACAGATACGGAGACTCTGAATGTTCCGTCGCTTGCTGATTGATTGCAGACTGTTATCGTCGAGACGATCGCCTGAGTAGCTGCTGGAACAGTATAAAGAGCCGTCGATGTCGTAGCGGCTGGGTTTGACTGTCCGAGAACTTTATAAGTAGTGGCCATCTTTTACGCTCCCATAAGTAGGAAAGGGTGGATAAGTGCTAGGACTTTAAGATCTATAGAATACACAGTGGCGTCGATTTCGTTGCCTAACGTTCTCATGTCGAGCGCGCCATTTTTAACGTAACCTGTGTTATCTGGCTCTGTCCAGCCATAATTAGGGCTAGTGGCCATTTTGTCTCCTATTCGTTAGTCGTATGTGTCCCATGTTACCGTCGCTCCTACGCCGTTCCATGTAAGCAAGGCTGGAACGTCCTGCCATCTTGTCGGCGTCACTGAGTAAGCTACGTCGCTACTATCGAACGTTAGAGCTACTTGGACTCTGTTAATGCTAAAAGTCCAGCCTTCGATAAAACCTTTATAAGTAGTGTTCTTAATAGCGATCGGCAGATTATCGATCTCTATCGCTGTGTCCATCGAGATAGCCAAAAGCGCGTCTAAATCGCCGCTAGTAACTTCTGGAGAATCAAGCTGGATCGAGAATGAGGATAAAGAAGTCCTTGGATAAGCTCGAAGAGTTATGTAACGATCGGCTTGATTTTGGGCTTCTCCCATGTCTTCTAGTTCTGTAATAACCGATCCCGCTACTTGACCGTAATTGGTGATCGATGTCGTATCTTGGGCCGTTACTTGGGCATTAGCTTTATAGCTTAGGACGATCGAGTTCATGATGTCCGAGAGTGTTTTCTGGCTCTGGACGCTATCGTAAAGAATGTAATCGGTCGAGATGTTTAGATAGCCATTATCTCTGGCTGAGACGAAGCGACGAGATTCATTCGCGTAGCCGACCTCTCCCAGCGGAGTCTCATAGATGTACCCGAACGCTTGGCTAGCGTAACTGGCAGCTAAAGAGTAAGCGTCGCTAGGAGAAGCTGCTCTGGCTGTGAACTCGTAAACTGGCGGAGTGTCTACAGTCTCGATTGTTACGCCCGCGTCGGTAAAGATTCGAGTCATGCGATCATCGTCGTACTCTTTAGGCCAGCTAGTATCGCCGATAACTTTACGAGCCATCTCTGCGAAGACTGAGATAGCCGAAATCGTCTGAATAGCCGCTAAGCCATTCTCGCCAGCTGCGGCGACTCTGTTGGACATGTTCGAGATCTTGCCAGTAAAGAGAGTTACTGGATCTCCAGAAGAATCTTCAACTGTAATAACTACGGGAAGATTCATGTCGAATCCGTAGTCTGTGTTAGTTATGTTCAAGATGTCGATCGAAGCATAACCCGCGCGAGCTTGCTCCCAGATAGTCGTCCGTCCATAAGTGACGGACACGTTCCAGAGCGACTCCTGAGTAAAGTCCACTCCGTCGATCGTTACTGTGGCATTAGGACTCCATGGCATTAGATCGCTACCAGTCTAGAAGTTCCTAGATTACTGAAAGTTCCGCTAAGAGTTGCTTCTGTGTTAAGTACGTTAGCGATCTGGCGAGCTGTAGCGATTGGATCTACTGCTCCGTTTATCGTGATGTTTGTCGATCTAGCTTCGGCGTTAGCTGCTCGCTGTTGACGTAATCTTTCCGTTTCTGCCTGTAGCGCAATACTGCGCTGAATTGCCGCTTGGAATGCTGGAGATAGGCCACCGATGTCGCGAGTTCCGCCGAACTTGGACGTAACGATGTTAGATCCACTTATAGAACCGCCAGCGGTTTCAACAGTTACGCCGCCGCCGATTTCGTCTGGGAACGGGACGGAAGCCTTTAAGCCTTTAGCTCCGCCATCGAAGAAGTTAGTAATCGGGTTATCTTTAATGAGATCGATAACCTTTTTCGCTCCGTTATAGATTCCATTAAGCAAGTTTACGAACTTTCCGAATGCTGTAATAAGCCCGCCGATAAGCGTCGCGATACCTTCTAACGCGATCTTAAACGCGCCACCAAGGATCGGAGCTAGGTTATCTTTCGTAAAGTTCCAGACAGCCTTAAAGAGTGTAAGAAGTGGAGCGAGTTCGTCTGAGTTATCGGCGACCGCCTTCTTTACGATGTTAAACGCATTCGCCAAGCCGCGAAGAGCTGGCCCGAAGATTGCGCCTAACGCTGGAATGAACTCGGTAGCTAAGAAGTTCCAGAACGATAAGAGAATCGGTAGAAGATCTTCTTTAATAACCTTAAAGATAGCCGTAAACGCTGGCCCTAGCGTTACGGATAACCCAGCGGCGAAGTTCTGAATCGCTGGAATGCCTTTATCGACGAAGCTGGAGATTAACGGTGTGATCGCGTCTAGTACGTAAGAGCCGACTGTCTCCTTCGCTTCGTCGAATGCCACTGTAAGACGCGCCATCTTGCCCTGAAAGGTCTCGGCTTGCTTAGAAGCTTGTCCCTCGAAAGTCTTAGCTAGAGAAGCTGTTATCTGCTCCATCGACATAGTTTTAAGCTGAGCAGAAGATAATCCGACGCCTAACTTACCGAGCGCGGCTGTATTACCTTCGGCGGCCTTAGCCATGGCGTTCGTAACTGCTTCGAGTGACTTTCCGCTACCAGCCGCGACGTCGATCGCGACAGCTTGGAGTCTCTGCGCTTCGTCTACGTCTTTAGTAGCCCGAAGAAGTCGATCTAGAGATGGACGGAGTTCGTCGTCTGTAATTCCTGTAAGAAGTGAGGTCTTAGTTATCTGTTCTTCTACAGCTTTAATCTGGGCATCTGTTGCGCCTGTAACGTTCTGGAGTGTGGTCGCTAGCTTGGCCTGAGCGGCTTCGTCTGCGATCGCTGACTTAACGCCATCGATAAGAAGTTTTCCAGCATAAGCGGCAGCTGCAACAGAAGCAGCGGCGAAAGCTGCGGCGGCTACCTTGCCGAACTTACCGATACGATCCGAGAAGCCTTCGACTTCATTCTGTGCGCCTTTTACGCCTCTCTTCAATTCGTCGAAGTCGGCGTCGAAAGTTATCTTTACTTTAGGAATGCCAGCCATTAGTCGAGTCCCTTGCTCTTAATTACAGCCTGAACTATTTCGATGTATTCCTTCGCGACTATAGGCGTGTAATAGTCGACAGCTGGAGCGATCCAGTAACCGCGCTTATTGCGCGGGGCCTTAAATCTGTCTGTGTATGCGCGACCTAGTGAGTCCGTACCTCGACCGCCGCCGTACTCCGTTCCCCATAACAGCGCGCCCGCTGGAGCTGCTTGCTGGCGAACTTTCGCACCCTTGCCGCTCTTAGAAGTTTCTCCGCCGTACTTTCGGCCGACCTTCTTAGGGCCACCGATGTCTACGCGAATAAGACGATCGCGCTTGGCTGTAATCGTCTGGGCTACGAGCTTAGTCTGCGGAGCTGGCGCACCTTGCGCGCTCATCATGAGCTGACCCGCTAGACGCTTCGATAGTGGAAGAGCAGCGTCGCGAATCGAGTTCTGGGTCTCTTTATCTAAGAGATTAAGCGTCTGGATCAAGTTTTTAAGCGCGGCTGGCTCGACCTCTATCGAGTAGACGCCCTTCTTACTTGCCATTCTGCCTCTCCAAGATCTCTAACGCTGTAAGTAAATCTTCCGCTCTTACCTTGGCAGAAGTGGGTCGCCATGGAAGCTCACAAAGTTAAGCCAGACGGCCGCTGGGCTTCGCCTTTAGTGACTGTCGTCGTAGCCCGCCAGAATGGTAAGACTACGCTTATGAAGGTTCGCGCTCTGGCTGGGCTGTTCTTATGGCAGGACGGACTCCAGATCGGAACAGCTCATCGACTTACTACATCGCTGGAAACCTTTAGAGACATCGTTAACATCATCGAAGAGAACGAAGAACTAGCTAAACAAGTGAAGAAGATCCGCTGGGCGCATGGCTCAGAAGAGATCGAGCTTCAAGGTAAGTTCGGCGGCGGTCGGTACATGGTTAAAGCTGGCGGTTCAGCTGCTCGCGGTATTTCCAAGCCCGAGACCGTCTTCGTCGATGAGACCCGAGAGCTTAAAGATGAATCCACTTGGGCCTCACTCCGTTACACGATGATGGCAGCGAAGTCGCCTCAGCTCTGGACGCTATCGAATGCGGGAGATCAGCATTCGGTCGTTCTTAATCAGCTGCGCGAGCGTGGCATGAGCGCGGCGGCAAACGATGACATCGGTTACTTCGAGTATTCGTCTAACTACGAGAAGATCGACGATTCTCCCGCGTTCTGGAAAGGCGCGGCAATGGCTAACCCAGCTCTAGGTCACACGATCCACATCGATAACATTCGGGCAGTTCTTAACGATCCGCCAGACGTCGTAAAGACAGAAGTTCTCTGTAGATGGGTCGCCACGATTTCAGCTGCAATCCCCGCCGAAGAATGGAATCAGTGCGGAGAAGAAGGCTTGGAGCTTGATCCAGAGAAGACGACTTGGCTGGGAATCGACGTAAGTCCGAATCGTCGCGACGCTGCATTAGTCGCAGCTCAACAGATCGACGACGAGCGGTTCTTTGTAAAGCTTCTCCATACTTGGCATAACCCGATTAACCTCGACGATAAAGCGATCGCTAACGACATCGCTCCTTATACGAAACAGTTCCCAGTCGAGACAGTGGCTTATTCTAAGAGAACGGCCTCGGCTATAGCTGCGCGCTTAGTTCCCGCTGGGATTCCAATCTCAGACATCGACGGCGCACTATACGGTCAAGCTTGCGACGAACTGTTAGGAGCTATCACATCGAAGCGATTACGACACGATCCGAAACAGACAGAACTCTCGAAACAGATTCTCTCAGCTGCGAGACTTCCGTTCGGAGATGGTGGCTGGACTATCGGGCGGAGAGCTTCGCAGTCGACTGTCTGCGCGACGGTTGCTACTGCACTAGTCACGCATTACGCGACACGCCCAGCGACGGATCTTGACATCATGGTCGGATAGCTGTAACGGCGTCTCTAGAATTGCGGCATGGGATTATTCGATCTATTCGTTCCGAAGGTTAACGCTGCGTCTCCAGCTGCTTCTATTAGCGTAGACGCTGCCGAGTCACTGTACCCAGTTAACTCGATTAACTCTCTCGGCGGTTATTACTTCATGAATAACCAAACCGCTACTCGTACCGAAGCGATGGGCGTTCCAGCTCTAGCTCGCGCGCGTAACATCATCTGTACGACTCTCGGATCTTTCGAGATGCACACTCGCAACGTCGCAACAGGTGAGAAGGTTCAACAGCCGCGCGTCATTAATCAGCCAGATTCAAGAATCGCGGGTTCTGCGTTCTGGGCATGGTTAGCCGAAGACATTCTGTTCTACGGTTATGGCTACGCTCGCGTAATCCGTCGGTATGCCGACACTGGTCGCATTCAGGACATGGAAAGAATCGATCCTCTTCGTGTAACTGTTCAGACTAACTCGATGGGAACACAGATCGACGCTTATGCTGTCGATGGAACTTACATCGATCCAAGCGAACTAGTCGTCTTTACTGGACTCGATGAAGGAATCTTAAATCGCGCTGGACGTACAATCCGCGCAGCTTCGGCATTAGAGAAAACAGCTTACGACTTCGCAGTAGATCCAAATCCACAGACAATCTTAAAGAACTCTGGCGTAGCACTTCCGAAAGATCGCGTAGCTGCATTAATTTCGGCGTTTAAGAATCGCACTTCTAAAGCTGTTACATTCTTAAACGGCGACGTATCGATCGAGACTGTCGGTTATGATCCTAAGAATCTTCAACTTAACGAAGCTCGCGGGTACTTAGCTTTAGAACTATGCAGAGCCGCCGGGCTTCCCGCTTATTTCGCAAGCGCAGAGCCGAACAGTTTCACTTACTCGAATGCAGTTAGCGAACGACGTTCTCTTATCGATTATTCACTTCGTCCACTTATGACAGTAATCGAACAGCGTTTATCTTTATCCGATTTTACTCCGCTTGGACAAGAAGTGAAGTTCGATCTTGATGACTTCCTACGCGGTAATCCAATGGAGCGCGCGCAAGTTTACGAAATCCTAAATCGAATCGGTGCTATGTCGATCGATGAAATCCGAGAAGAAGAGGATCTACTTCTATGAAAATAACTACACCGATGAACATCACAGCGGCAGATTCTAACTCTCGCACTATTAGCGGGCGTATCGTCGCATTCGAGGAAGCTGCAAACGCTTCAACTGGAAAAGTAATCTTCGCTAAAGGTTCAATAACTCCAGCTCCAGTAAAACTTAATTTAGAGCATGACAGATCAAGACCCATCGGAAAAAGTTTAGAGATGAACTTAAACGAAGCTACTAACTCGATCGACGCAGTCTTCAAGATAACTAACACGACTTCGGGTTCAGACGCCCTGGTCGAAGCAATGGACGGACTACGCGACGGCTTCTCTATCGAATTAGCGGTAGACGAATACGTCATGCTTAAAGACGGAACTATGCGCGTTCTTGCTGGAGAATTAACTGGCGTCGCATTAGTTACAGAGCCAGCGGTTCGTTCTGCTCGCGTTAATGAAGTAGCTGCAACAGAAGGCGAAGAAGTCGCCGAAGAGATTTCCGATTCCACAGTGGAAGAGGAAGTAACACCAACAACAGAAGGAGACGAAGTGGACAACACCGTCACAAACGCGGAAACCGTCGAGACGGTCGAAGCTGCTCAGTCAACAACAGCCGCAGCGAAGCCAATCGTAGGCGGATCTTTTACTAAGCCACGCTTAGAGTTCACAGCTGCTAAGTACGTGGAAAACACAATCCGCGCAGCGATGGGCGACGATCAAGCTCGCCAGTACGTTCTAGCAGCGGACAACACAACAGACAACGCGGGCTTAGTCCCAACTCGTCAGATGGCAGAAGTAGTAAACGGACTTTCAACTATGATCCGTCCATCAATCGACGCGATCTCTCGCGGAACTCTTCCAGATGCTGGAATGACTTTCGAGATTCCTAAGATCACTGTCGCTCCTACTGTTGCAGTAACAGCGGAAGACGGAACTCCATCAGAGACAGACCAGAACAGCGCGTTCATCTCAGTGGACGTTAAGACCTTCAGTGGCCAGCAGACTTTCTCGACACAAATCCTCGACAGAAGTTCGCCCGCATTCTTCGACGAGCTTGTTCGTAACATGGCCGCAGCTAAGGCGAAGGCGGAAAACGCTTACGTATCAGCTGCTCTTGTTTCAGCTGCAACAGCGGACGGAACAGGCACAACAACTTATCCAACAGCTGCGGAACTCTTGGGCGTAGTCGCTCGCGGAGCTGCTTCTGTTTACGGAGCAACAGCTGGACTTCCAAACGGATTCGCTAAGAACATCATCATGGGTACAGGCCAGTGGTCAAACGTGATGCAACTTAACGACTCGGGGCGTCCAATCTATCTAGCACAAAATCCGATGAACGCTGGCGGCGTAGCTCGTCCAGATTCACTTCGCGGAACTGTCGCAGGACTTGATCTATACGTAGATCCTTCACTAGCTGCAACAGACGCAGACGGAACGATCTTGATCGTTAACCCAGATGCTTATACATGGTACGAAGGCCCTACGTTCCAGCTTCGCGCTAACGTAATCGCTTCTGGCCAGATCACAGTCGGTTACTACGGTTACGGCGCACTAGCGACCAAGATCGCAGCTGGCGCGTTCAAGAATAACAAGTCATAAACCGAATAAATCAGACATCGACTAGTTCGCTCCCGAGCTAGTCGAGTAGTAGAAGGGAAGAGCTAATGCCAGCAATTATTACAGCGTCACAGCTGCGATCCGTCCTAGGCGTTAGCTCTTCTCTCTATTCGGACGCTTATCTCGATGAAATCATCGACACAGCCGAGCAGTCGATTCTCCCGCTCCTTACAGCGTGGCAGTCTTCCGTCATTGAGCATAAGTGCGTCAATGACATCGAGACCATTACGACACAGACTCGACATAATTTCTATGTAGGACAAGTAGTAGACATCGAAGGCGTAGGAGTTCATTCCCTACAAAATAAAACAGTTTTAACAGTTATCGACGAGTTTAGATTTACCGTAGCCCATGACATCGCAGACCACACTCCAGAACGAGTTATTCCAGCGGGAACAGCTACGCCGAATAGTCCGACTTCTTACGTCGGTAACGCTTCTATCGAGTCCGCGATCTACGCGGTTTCCATCGAAGTCTTTCAATCTCGCACAGCTGCGGGTGGCCAGATCGAAGGTCTTGACTTCGCTTCGAGTCCCTATCGTATGGGGCGCAGCTTGTTAAATCGCGTCGTGGGTCTCCTAGGTAATTACGTCGACGTCGACACTATGGTGCAGTAATGACAGCCAGTTCGATCTTAACTAGCGTCCGCACTCCATTAAAGACAGCCATCGCAGGAGTAGCGGCTAACACTTACGACTCAGTTCCAGAATCGCCGATCGTTCCGTTCGCCGCAATCGTTCCGAACGTCCCTTATTTACAGCCGACGTTCTTGGGTAAGTCAAACGTAAAAGTAAAAGTAAATCTAGTAATGACCGTAGGCGTAGCGATCTACGATAACCAGAGCGCACTCGATAACATCGAACAGCTCGTAATTAGCATTCTGGCGGCTATTCCGTCAGGGTATGAAGTCGGGGACGTATCGAATCCGATTCCATTAAACATCGGAGCGTCAGAGATCCTCGCTTGCGAGATTCAGCTCTCCACTTATTACACACAAACAAACTAGGAGATAAACCATGGCCTCGACCGTAATTACAGGGCGCGATCTTTCGGTTACGATCGCGACCAAGAACTATAACGAACAAGCTACAAGCGCAACGCTTTCAGCCGACGTCACTATCGAAACTTATAACACGCTTTACTCTAAGGCTTATAAGTCGATCGATTCACAGTGGACGTTCGACGTGGAAATGCTCGCAGACTGGGGCGCAGCGGATTCTCTCTGTGAAGCTCTATGGACAGCTGCGGAGTCAGCTCCTAACACAGCTCTAGCGGTATCGCTTACAGCTGTAACAGGCGCAGTCTTCGCGTTCAACGTTCTACCAATCTTTCCAAGCGTGGGCGGATCATCGCCAGACGCTCAGACTGTTAGCATGAGCTTTACAGTCGTCGGAACACCTACAGAGACATTCAGCTAAAAAAAAGAATCGGGAGCAACAGATGAAGCTAGAACTAGAAGTCACTTACTTAAACGGAGAGGTCGCTACATTCGTAGCGGCTAATCCCGAGTGGGTTAAGTGGGAACGCAAGTTCAACACCACAGTAAACGAAGCAGATTCTAAACTCGGACTCGAAGGGCTTAACTTCTTGGCTTATAACGCTATGAAGCGCGAAGCAGCGGGAAATCCTGTTAAGCCTTTCGAGATCTGGGTCGAGACTGTCGAGAGTATTACTAGCAAGAAGACAGACCCAAAAGCTGGAGCGTCGGAAGCTTAAATCGCACTTTAATCGAGGTAGCGATCGCGACTCGGATTCCGATGAGCGAGTGGAAGACGGTAGAAGATTTACTCACAGCGATAGAGATCTTGGAGAGACAGAATGGCAGACACTAAAGGCCGAGGCACTTATGCCATTACTGTCGATCCTTACGAGTTTAAGAATCTTCTTGGTCTCTTGGGTTCATTTCCCGCCGAGTATCAGCAACTCGTAAGAGATCGCGCTCAGCCTATGTCTCAGCGACTAGCTGGCCAACTTATGATGAGCGGATTAAGTGCGCCAGCTCCACAGACGAAACTCGTAGTCCAGACGATTAAGACTCCACGCGATCGTCTTATTCGCGTCGACATCGGTGGCCCTAAGAAGGTCGGTCGTCCCTATGGCGGAGAAGTTTCTAAAAGCGGTAAAGGGAAAGTACGTCGACAAGCTGCGCCAGCGGGCGCGCTGCTCTGGGGAACAGAGTACGGATCGCATGGTGGCGTCGACTCTATCGGCCGAACATTTACCAACAGATTTAAGACTCCTTACAATAAGCGCGGCTACTGGATCGCTCCAGCGGTCGATTATTACGTCCCAGTCGTAGCGCGAGAGTATGCGCTTATGGTTCAACAGATCGCGGACGAATTGAGGTTAAAGTAATGGCGGGCATTCCGAAGATAAAGATTACATTCGACGCGGACTTCGACGAGTTAAAGCGTGGAGTAAAAGGCGCACAGAATGAAGTCGAGGGCTTCGGATCTAAAGTGGGCGACTTTGCTAAAAAAGCGGGAGTCGCTTTCGCTGTTGCTGGAGCGGCAGCTGCGGCCTATGCTGGAAAGCTTCTTGTCGATGGCGTTAAATCAGCGATCGCGGACGAAGCAGCTCAGACTAAGTTAGCGACTTCATTACAGAACGTCACTGGCGCAACAGACGCACAGATCGCAGCTGTAGAAGAGCAGATAACTAAGACCTCACTTCTTACAGGACTTACAGACGATCAACTGCGCCCATCGCTCGACAGATTAGTTCGAGCTACGAAAGACGTACAGAAGGCGCAAGAACTCCAAGCTGTTGCGATCGATGTCGCCGCTGGAAGTGGCAAGTCACTCGAAGCAGTAACGAACGCCATGGCCAAGGCCGCCGAGGGTAATACGGCAGCTCTTGGAAAGCTAGGAGTAGGACTGTCGTCTGCACAGCTTAAAACTATGTCGATGGAGCAGATTACGGCTTCTCTAGCTAAGACTTTCGAGGGACAAGCTTCTAAGCAAGCCGACACTTTCCAAGGCAAGCTGCAGCGTCTTACTGTTGCATTCGATGAAGCGAAAGAGACTGTCGGTTCTTACGTTCTCGACGCACTTACTCCGCTGCTATCTGGATTCGTCGATAAGGGAATCCCAGCGATTCAGAACTTCGCCGCTGGATTATCTACGACTCTCGGCCCAGCATTTACGTCTATCTTTACCGTCGTTCGCGATGATCTTCTTCCGATTATTAAAGCTGTATTTAACTTCTTGGCTAACGAGTTTATCCCAGCTTTAGGCGCAATCTTCGGGCCAGCTCTTCGAGGCTTGGCCAATGCCTTTAACATCATTAAGAATGCTGTAGCTTCTAACTCAGACGAACTCGCTCCGCTTCTAGCACTCTTTAAGGCTGTCTGGACATTTACTAAAGATAATCTAGCTCCGATCCTTGGTGGGGCGTTCAAGGTAGCACTCGAAGGAATTGCGACTCTTATCGGTGGACTCATTACAGCATTCTCTAAGTTCGTCGCGCTGTTGACTGGAATCTATAACGGCGCGAAGAAGGTTATCGATCTTATTAAAGATAACCCGATTACTAACTTATTCGACGGCGGAGCTAAGGGACTTAAAGCTTCCGTACCATTCCCAGAAGAGATCGGCGGTGGAGTTACGGTAGAGACTGGCTTCGGTGGCAATAGCGGCGGATTTAATCCAGGGGCCGATCCTTACACGTTTACAGGCGCGCCACTGTCTGCTTATTCGCCAGCTATGCAAGCGGCGATCTTGCGTCGTGAAGAACTAAAGGCACAGACAGCCAGACTTCGAGCAGAACGCGAATCTAACGCAGCCGCTCGCGTTACTGTAAACATGGGTATAGTCGGAGACCCAGAATCGGCAGCTCGTACGATTATCGACGTAGTTAATAAGTCGCAAGCGCGCGGCACTCTTGGCGCGGGATCGTTCTTAACAGCATGACTCTATGGACTCCAGTCTGGAGCGTTCTTATCGATGGAGTCGAGTATAAGAACATAACTCTGGCTAATCTCACTATCGAATCTGGTCGCCGCGACATCTACCAGCAAGCGGTAGCGGGCTACTGTAATTTATCGATCCTCAATCTAGACGACGATCCGATTACTGTCGAGATTAACTCTGGAATAACCGTCTTCGTACAGAACTCCACAGCTACGCCAGTGGCGATCTTCGGTGGCAGCGTAAGCGACATTCTTACGACAGTCGAAAGATCGGGAACTGGCGGTCTAGTTCAGACTATTACGGTTACGGCACTTGGCGCACTTTCGCGTCTGCCGAAAGTCTTAACCGAAGGCGTACTTAGCAAGGACTTCGAGGGCGATCAGATTTACGACGTACTCGATGGGATTCTTTACGGAGCTTGGAACGAAGTTCCCGCAGCTCTGCACTGGGAAGATTACGACGCGACGACGACGTGGGCTAACGCAGAGAACAGCGGCGTAGGGCAGATCGATCGCCCAGGCAATTACGAGCTAACCGATCGGAGCGCAAGCGTTACAGATGCTTATTCTCTAGTCGCAGCTCTAGCTACTTCTGGACTTGGTTACATCTACGAAGATTCCGAAGGCCGAATCGGATACGCAGATTCGACTAGAAGAGGCACTTACCTAGCTGCGAACGGTTACGTAGATCTTTCAGCTTTAGACGCCTACTCCAGCGGACTTCAGACATCGACGAGAGCGGGCGACGTTCGTAACTCGATTACGATTACGTATAAGAACAGCCAGCAAGTTACAGACGACGATCCAGCTTCTATCGCACTTTACGGATCACTAGCCCAGAACATTCAGACATCGCTAGAAAACGGCGCGGACGCCACAACACAGGCCGCGTTCTATCTAGCTCTTCGCGCTTACCCTAGAGCTAACTTCGAGTCGATTCGCTATCCGCTGGGTAGCCCTAACGTAAGCGATTCAGATAGAGATTCTCTTCTAGGCGTCTTTATGGGAATGCCAATAAACATCTCGGACTTACCTGTAAACATGGGAACGAACTTCCAAGGATTCGTAGAGGGCTGGAGATTCTCAGCTGGTTATAACTCTTTAGCTGTCGATCTTTACGTTACGCCGATCGCTTATTCTCTCGACGCGTTCCGCTGGAATGACGTACCCGCTTCCGAAACATGGAACACGATTAGCCCTACACTAGACTGGTTAAACGCGACAGTAGTCGCATAAAGGAGAAAACATGGCAACGACTACGCCTAACTTCGGCTGGAGTGTTCCCACTTCGACCGACTTGGTAAAAGACGGCGCGACAGCTATCGAGACACTTGGCGACGCTATCGACGCTTCTTTAGTAGATCTTAAAGGCGGCACGACTGGACAGGTTCTAAGCAAGAACTCGAACACAGACATGGACTTTACATGGGTCGCTCAGGACGACAGTAACGCGATCCAGAACACGATCGTGGACGCTAAGGGCGATTTAATCGGAGCAACTGCAGCCGATACTCCAGCCCGATTAGCTGTCGGAACGAACGGACAAGTGTTAACAGCAGACTCGACAGCTTCGACAGGTTTAGCGTGGACGTCGATTAGTTCTGGAGCTTACACACAGCTAGCGACAGGTTCTTTATCAGGAACTAGCGTAACTCTTAGCTCTATTTCGCAGAGTTATAAAAAATTAGTTTTAATTTTAAATAACGCTTCGCTAAGTAACACGGACGAAATTATCTTTCAGATGAATGGAATCACTACGGGAACTTATAGCTATCTATCTGGAAGATCGACAGCTAACACAGTTCAACAATCGCTAACAACTACTGGCGTTAAAATCCCTTGGGGAAACGTTATAAATAACACTCCTACGGCTTACCGAGCTGTTATCGAGTTCGACGATTACGCTACTTCTGGGCCGCTTATTTCGCGCGCTTATGGGTGGGTTAATACGGATACTGCTACTTCTGGTTCTTCTCTATGGTGGAACTGGGGCGGAAATCCGTCAGTCGCAGCTCTTACAAGTATTACACTTCGAGCAGATTATGGAAATGCTGGCTACACATTCGATAACGGAACTTACACACTATTCGGAGTTAAATAATGATAATCGAACATAACGTAACTACTGGCGAAATCATCGAGCGAGAAATGACTGCCGAAGAACTAGCAGCCGAAGAAGTCGGTAAAGCTCTTTCTATAGCCGAAAAAGAAGCAAACGCAGCTAAGGCAGCCGAAAAAGCCGCTCTTCTAGAGAAGCTTGGAATCTCAGAAGACGAAGCGAAATTATTGCTTTCATGACATACCCAATCGGAACAGCTGCGAAGGTCGTCGAGGTAGCACTGGCGGAAGTCGGTACAGTCGAAGAGGGCGATAACCTTACGAAGTACGGAAAGTTTACTAAGGCCGATGGTCTGCCTTGGTGCGGATCTTTTGTGAACTGGTGTTTCCATGAAGCGGGCGTAAAGCTTCCATCGATGGTCTCTACAGCTGCTGGAGCGCATAAGCTTAAAGAAGTTAGCCGCTGGGTAGATTCAGATCCTAAGATCGGCGATCTTGCATTCATGGACTTTCCGCATGATGGCGTCGACCGTATTAGCCACATCGGAATAGTCGTAGGCGTTAAGGCGAAGACTGTTATCACCATTGAAGGAAACACTTCGGGAACTGGCGACCAACGTAACGGCGGAATGGTCATGATTAAAGAGCGGGCATTCGGGAGCGGTAAAGAAGTCGTAGGCTTCGGACGACCTAAGTTCGTCGCCTATGCTGGCGATTATCCGATCGTCGAAGTACCTACTCAATCGGCAGCGAAGCCGAAGATTAAGGAGAAGAAAGATGGAAAGCTTAAAAGCGTTACTCGCAAGCTGGGCGCGTAGCTTCTTAGCTGCGTCTATTGCAGTTTACTTGGCGGGAGTGACAGATCCTAAGGCGATCCTTACAGCTGGCGCGGCCGCTGTTCTGCCTGTCGTTCTACGCTGGCTTAATCCTAAAGACACAGCTTTCGGGTCTACGGGGAAGTGACTCGGAGACTGCTCGCGGGCAGTCTGGCCTTAGTCCTTTCGGCTGGGCTGTCTGCGTGTGGTTATCAGGGATGGATACGCTACGAATGTCAGGATTATGAAAACTGGAAAGAATCGCGGTGTAACCCGCCAGAGTGCGTCCCTACTGGAACTTGCACTAAAGACGTCCTTGGAGAAGAAGCTCCATAGGCCAGAACGTCGTCGAACTCCCGAAGACATACACGCGCAGCTTATTCTCATAATCGGCGCGACTTTAGCGTTCGTCTTCTTGATCGTTACGCTTGGCATTACTTACGCGCTTATCTTCGTTACACAGCCGATCGGAGCGCAAGCTCCTAACGATGCGGCCTTTATCGATTTACTAAAGACACTTTCGATCTTCTTAACTGGATCACTCGGCGGAGTGTTAGCGGGTAACGGACTAAAGTCCAAGCCGAAACCGCCAGTCGACACGCCGAAAGACACGCGGGAATCTTGACCTAAGCGCATTCTTACTTCACTCTTTACGTAGGGAGCGCGAACGACGCTCCCAGTATCGGGAGCAAGTAATGAACGAATTAGGAATCGTCGTGGCTATGTCTATAGCTGCGATCTTATGGGCTGCTATGAGCTACTCAGTCGGTTACAGAGAAGGCCAGCGAGAAGGCTTCAAGCGCGGGCGTGCTATTTCACGTCATGCAGCTAAGGACGTGCGCTAATGAGCTTTTTAGATAATTACGAGGACGTCGCCGCCAGAATTGCCCGTCTATGGGTTACACACCCTACAGCTAGAGTCCAGACGAACATCGTGGACTTCAACGCCGAAAAGGGTTACGTGTTAATCCAAGCCCAGATCTTCCGTGAGTACGAAGACATTAATCCGTCCGCTACAGATTACGCATTCGGTAACGTGGCCACCTATAACGTGAACATGAAGAAGTTCTTCGTCGAGGACACAGTTACCTCAGCGATCGGCCGAGCGATCGGCCTACTCCTGGGCGCAGATAAGCGTCCGACTCGTCAGGACATGGAGAAAGTCGAGACAATCAGCGCGAAGGTAGCTAACTCAACGGCGGACGATTACGATCCTTGGACTCAGAAGTTCGGCGAAGTGCCAAGCTATAAAACGGCAGAAGAAGCCGAGCAGAGCGGAATCCCTAGTCTTGGATCATCGATGGACGAGATTAAGAAGCAGCTCGGCGGTGAACTAATTGCAGAAGCTCCACAGTGCAGCCACGGCCATCGCGTCTGGCGTGAAGGTACTTCGGCTAAAACTGGTAAAGCTTGGGCGAATTACAGCTGTGTAGAACGTAAGCCGAATCAGTGCGATCCGCTCTGGTACGTCTTTACTTCGGACGGCA